ATTAAATGGGTTGCATCTCTAAATAAAACAACTCATATTTTTTACGCAGATGAATACACAGGGGTATAAAATGGGTCTCGCTAAAACACGGATGGAACGATTACAAGCAATCAAAATCCTGTTGCTTGAAAATGGTGGTATGCACTATAGCGATTTGATGAAAATACTAGGTGTGCATATGGCAACTATTTTCCGCGATTTGGATGAATTAAATGCGTGGACAAATGGTAACGGGTTTTGGGAATACACACCAACAGAGAGCGATTTTAGATTTTCGCACTTTGTAATGGTGCATGGACGTAAAGTTAGATGGAATGGCGTTGAATATAAAAGCATAAATGAGGCGGCAAAAGCATTAGGTATATCGCCGGGAACGATGTCTGATCGTATCAAAAAAGGATATACTTCCGACGACCATGTTTCTAACGTGGGAGGGAGTGTACCTTGCTCGTGGAACGGGATTGAATATTCGTCCATGACAGATGCGGCAAACGCTTTAGGTATCGATGTTAGTTCGTTGCGTTATCGCATCCAGAGGGGGTATACCTGTGATGATGATTTAAGAAAATAAATCCGTAGGGTCTGATAATCGCCATTCTGAGAATGGCATATCACAAAACATTATCTGGCGATACACTCCTACTGATGAGGACATCAGGATTGCCAAACTGATTATCCCCTAGCCCTACGGGGCTTTTTTTATCCCTACTTATCCCAAGCCCATTTGCGATATATTGATATGTTGATACTCTGATTGCGCCTATCAACGATGTATACTATACTGATAGGTGAGATGACAGCATAGGAGACGACATTGAACCGATACCAGCAAATCATACAGGACGCGGAGGCAGAGATACAGAAGAAACGGGAGCGCCTGTCTCCCCGTTGGAATAATATTTTGAGATACCTACCCTATGAGGACTTATTCACACCTGCGGGGCGATTGCGGTCTAAGGGGTCAATCAAACGGCGTGGCTCAAAACTATTTAAGAGTGCGTGGTCTACCGAGCATCTATCCTACAATTACGATATTGAAGCCGCGTTATCGCCTACGTTCGGACGCGATGTGGAACGCGATACATTTATTGGGATGCTAGAAGATGCGCTCAAGAATTACCATGTTTCGCCGCTCACACGGTCGCAACAAGAAACGGTTGTCTTAGACCGTATGGCAAAAGAAACGAATATGGCATCAACTCAGTTAATTAGCAATGTCCTGAGTATCACGTTACAGGGCGCAAAGCAACGATTAGCAGGGGCGCGAGCAAAAACGTATACCTTAGATGACGATTTTGATATAATAGAGATAAGTAAGGCAATGCAAGAAACACCGCGTTATTGCCCATTCTGCGTTGAACAATCCCGATTGACACGCATACCCGTTCCTACCCGCCCGATGTGTTGGGCGCATCACGATAGGTTTATCCGTCGTCAAGATTTTGGCAGGTATCCGAAGAAAGACTTTGAGCAACTTGTCATGCAATCGACAAAAGATTACTGGCAGGATGTTCGCAACACGATTGATGAACATCGTCGGGATAGCGATAGCCACGCGGCGTAACGCAGTGCAGTACATATGCGAGTAGCCCATTTCATCCACCCACATGTAGGGGCTACGGGTGCAAATCCCGATACTCGCTCTCGTATCTGAAACTCGGTTCATCTGAGATAGTAGGATACATCCGGCGTGGTTGAGCCTATCAACTGTAGGGCAAGTCAGCGCTCTGGAATGGCTCTTGCCCGAAACACGTTCCAGATGTGGCGTGTGACAAGATAGCACGGGGGTTCGCGCACCTACTTATAAAAGTGCAACTGTTAACCATAACAACGGGGCGCAATTCTACTCTCTCTGAATTACAATGCGCCCCTCCCCTGCTATGAATGAGGCTCGAATGAAGCTATCTCAGAAGGTTGTGTTGTTTTACAATAATCAACAAGGCGGTACACCTGCGGAGCAATACGCCGCGTCTGTGCTTGCTACATCGCCGGTAGCCTATTGGAAGCTGAACGAAGGTTCAGGCAGTGCCATTGTCGATAGTAGCGGCAATGGCTACGACGGGTCATATACGGGCGTGACGTGGGACGGTGAGACATTTCTCGGTCAACCTGTGCCGTTCTGGGACGGTGCGAACGATTACGGCGATGTGTATAGCGCAGGTCTACAGTCTGCCTTCGATTTTGATGAAGGTTGTGTCTTAATTTGGGTTAAGGTTGCTAACGCGGGTGTCTGGACTGATAGCACATCGCGCTACTTCTTCAATCTTTTCGCTGATGCGGATAATCGAATTTTGGCAACACGCGCTTCTAGCGACAACCAACTTCAGATATTACGTTCTGGGGACGGCACATTATCATCATTTTTGGTAAATAGTTTGTCGTATGCAGATTGGTTTAGCGTACTCCTCAGCTGGTCTGTAGCAAATGACGAAAGTGAACTGTATATTAATGGTGTTCAATCTGGTAGTACGCTAACAGGCTTGGTTGCGGCAAGTAACACAACATTTAATACATCGCGTGTGACAATTGGTGCGCTTAGTACAACGCCTTCGCTCGTGATGCACGGCTACTTAGCCCAGTACGCAGTGTGGGATAGCCCTGTGGACGCTTCGAAATTAGCGTTAGCGACGGTGTAATCATGGCAAATATTCACACATATATCGGCATTGAAAACCTGAACCTGACGAACAACCAGCGCAATCAATTGGTTGCTACCATTCAGGCGCTTGGCGCGGCTAACAACAGCGTGCAACCTGCGGAGCGTAATCATTGGAGAGTGCGACCCGATAACGATGCGGCAATCTTTGAAGCATTGTTTGATGAGGATACGATTACGATTGATAGCATCAAGCAATTCCTAGCCAACATTTTCGGGATAGCCGTTGGGACAATCAATCATGCCACGCAACAAACACAGTATGGCTTACTGGCAACGTTTAGCCGCAACGGGACGGATTACGTGCGCTTGATAAGTTTTGGTCATGATGGCGACTGGTCAACATGGCAAGAGAGCAACGCGGCGGTTCGGGATTATCTCAGCGATAATGCAGTGGCATGGGGTGATGTTGATGAGTAGATTAGGTGGTGACAGTCCTCCGAATTGGCTGTTTGTACTGGCACTCATTGGCTTGATTATCCTTGCCTCTATCGCGTACAGGTCACAAGCGCAGATAGCACAATCCGATACACATTACATGCTGCTGTACAGGGCTTCAAATGGATTGCACTTCGATTGTGTTGATGAGTATCCATACAATGATGTACGCCGCATGGAGTGGAATAGCACCGATGGCTTTATTGAAGTCACTGACTTTAGACACTATCTATCCATCGTTGCTGTCAGCGAGTGCAATATCGACAATGTGTACACAACCGAAAACAACGGTACATTCGTTTGGCGGATGACCAACAGAGAGTGCGAACGGAATGTTTGCGCCGCACACGTCAATCGCGGTGCATTTTGGATAGAAGCAAAGTAGCGTGTTGTTGATTATGGTTGATGAGAATAGCGAGGGGGTTGCATGAGCGAGAATAAATTTAGTCACCTACAGAGAGCCTTACGCTCAAGGCGAATTTATACCCACCCTGAAACGGGCGACCCATTACCCAACCAAGTGCGTGCTGATGAATTATGCCCTCATCCGAACAATCCCAAAATCCATCCTGAAAAGCAACACCAAGCCGTAGCGGGGAGCTTGGATACACTCGGTCAAATCGACCCACTCAAAATCAATATCCGAAACGGGTATCTGGTGGATGGTCACGAGCGGGCATGGTTAGCGTTGGGCTATGCTGATGATACGATGGTGGATGTTATTTTTGTTGACCTATCCGAAGCAGAACACAAACTCGCATTGTCGGTTTATGACGAAACGCGGTCTTATGCCTATGACCGCGAGGCACTCGATAGCTTGCTTCGTGAAGTCAAGGTTGATGACGCGCGGTTGCAGACGATGTTGAGTGAGATGGCGAGTAGTCAGGGGTTGACTTACGGACAAAACAAAAACTTATTTGAAAATGATACCGTCGATATCGATAAAGCCGGAGATTTATTAAAAAATAAATGGGATGTACAGGAAGGCGATATTTGGGTCATCCCATCGCAAACAGCCACCTACCCACACCGTCTCATGTGTGGCGATAGTCTCAGTTTCACCCATCGGGATACCCTACTAGATGGACTTACAGAGTATTGTTTTTTCTCAGACCCGATGTACCAAGACCATATCATCAAGGAATTGAGTATGGTATGGGACTTCACCCATACGGTATTTTTGACAGGTGGGAAGATGTTACGTGAAGTGCTTGACATTATTCCCACGTGGTCAGACGGTGCAATTGTTCCCGATGTAGATGCCGATACCTTCGAGAAGGGCATTCTCTTGAATGTAAAAACGGGCGTACAAAAAGGAAATTATAAACGTCCGCAATATATCCATCGGAATATCATTTGGGTATCGCCAACAATCAATTTTGGGCCCGGTTACAATTCTGTTATCAGGTCATCAGAGGGCGCACGTATCAAACATGGCGGGGTCTACCACTATTACGCGAAAGCCGTTGATGCAATCGAAATGGTTCTTAAACCATTTCAACAGGATGTTATTGTAGACGGTTTCGCAGGGGCAGGAACAAGCTTCTTATCATGTGAACGCCTGAACAAAACCTGCTACGGAATGGAACTTGACCCTCTGTATTGCGCGTGTATTCTGGAAAGGTTAGAAAGCCTTAATTTCAAACCCGAAAGACTAGTATCTCACTCGGTATTATGATATAATAGTAGTATCGAAAAATAGGAGATATTAATATGCAAGAAAGCCTGATTAGTTGGACAAAAGTAACTTGGAACCCGGTTCACGGATGTTCTGTTGTGAGCGAAGGTTGTCGCAATTGTTACGCGGCGACACTCAGTCTGCGCTATGGTCATACGACAAAAGCGTGGATTGGCAAGAACGCGGCAGAAAACGTCATGCTCAAACCGCACAAACTGCGCGAACCCTATCGACTTAAAGAGCCGTCCAAAGTGTTCGTGAATAGTATGAGCGACTTGTTTCATGAACAAGTCGCCGATGAATACATCAAGAAAGTTTTTGATGTGATGTACGACCTGCCTCAGCACACATTCCAAGTCCTGACAAAGCGTCCCGAACGGGCGGCAGAGTGGGATTATAAGTGGCAATTTAATATCCAGATTGGTACATCGGTTGAAGATGCGCGGGTCAAGCATCGGATTGATACCATTCGCCAGTCAAAGGCGCTCATTAAATTCATCAGCTTTGAACCCCTTATCGCGGATATGGGCGAATTGGATTTGACGGGTATCCAATGGGCGATAGTCGGCGGCGAGAGCGGGCAGGGCTATCGTGAGATGAAACACGAATGGGCGCGTAATGTCCGTGATTCGTGTCTGAAATACGATACAGCGTTTTTCTTTAAGCAGTCATCCGCATTCGTTACGGAGCGCGGAACGGCACTTCAACATGAAGATGGGACGTTCTGGCGCTGGGAGCAATTCCCCTTTGACCGGACACCGCCTATCAAAATTGAGGATATTCAACAAATCAAGCCCTTGCCGTGGCAACGAGACGCGGCGATTGCATAAGTAAGCGAACGGCACGAAATGTGCCGTTTTTGTTTTAAAGGACACACCATCATCGCCAGACCAACCAAACTCAATTCTGAATTACAAAAACAAGTCATAGACCGTCTCGCCGCAGGGAGTACGATTAAAGCGACCTGTGATAGCGTGGGGATAGCTGAGCGTACCTATTATCAATGGGTTGCTTGCGGTGAGGCTTTTCTTGCAGGTGAAGACCATGCGAAAATGCCGCGTCTGATTGCAGACCGTGAGGCTTTAGCGCAGTTTTCGCAGGAAGTCACGCGCGCACAAGCCGATGGCATGATACAAGCCGCTATTCGTTTTCGGGCTGGCATGAACCCGAGCGAGAGTGAAACGGTTACAACGGAGACGGTTACGGAAACGAAAATTCGCACGATTAAGCATCCAGATGGTACGATTGAACAAGTCCCCTATGAGGTGGTCAAGACGACAACACGCCAGTCCATTACGCACAATCCCGGCGACTGGCGTGCAGCGATGGAATACCTTGCGCGGCGCGACCCTGAGAATTGGGCGCGGAGTGCAGCTCAGAAGCATGAGGTCACGGGCGCAGACGGTGGGGCGATACACACCGAAACAACTCACAAATTTGAGACCATGAGCGACGATGAATTACGTAGCCTTATCACCAAGCGCACAAGCGGAGATTGAGTTAGCGCGACGGGAATTGGCGCGGCGGTCACTCTTAGATTTTACGACCTACACCTTCCCCGATTATGAGGTCAACTGGCATCACGAATTATTGTGCCAGTACCTAGACCGCTTCATTGCAGGTGATATTAAGCGCCTGTTGGTTTCCATGCCACCACGACACGGAAAAAGCGAGCAAGTCTCAAGACGGTTGCCAGCCTACATTCTAGGGCGTAATCCGGATGCTGAGGTCATGGCAGCAAGTTATAGCGCGGATTTATCACGGCGCTTCAATCGTGATGTCCAACGCATTATTGATAGTGAACGCTATGATAAAGTATTTCCCGAAACGAAAATCGGCGGTGCAAACATTCGTACCGTCGCACAAGGTACATGGTTACGCAATGCCGATATTTTCGAGATTGTGAACCGTCGTGGTGTGTATAAGTGCGCGGGTGTTGGTGGTGGGTTAGCAGGTATGGGGTTCAATTACGGAATTATTGACGACCCCGTGAAGGATGCCAAGCAAGCGAATAGCGAGACTGTCCGGCAGTCGATATGGGAATGGTATAGCGATGTATTCTGGACGCGGCAAGCACCCGATGCGGGTATCTTGCTCACAATGACGCGCTGGAATATGGATGATTTAGCCGGACGCATTGTTGAGACGCTATCGCAAGATGATAGCGAAGAATGGGTTATCCTGACACTACCTGCCCTACTCGACAATGATACCACAAAGCACCCTGATGACCCACGCGAAATAGGTGAGCCGCTATGGGAAAGCCGTTATCCGGTAGAATTCCTTGAAAAGGCACGGGCGCAGAATAGTTATTCATTTGCGGCATTGTATCAGCAAAACCCTATACCACATGGGGAAAACATATTCGATACAAGCCAGATTGAGATTATAGACCACGAACCCGCCTGCACCGATATTGTCCGCTTCTATGACCTTGCCGTGACTGCTAAGAAGCATAGCGACTATACGGCTGGCGTGAAGCTAGGGATTACAAAACGCGAGGATATTATCATCTTGGATGTGTATCGTGCTCAAAAGAAAATGCCGGACATTGAACGTGATATTGCACAAAACGCGGCGATGGATGGCAAGGGCGTAACCATTCGACTAGAAGCTGAAAAAGCGGGAATAGTACAATTGGATTATTTATTAGAACGTCCTGATATGCGCGGCTATACGATTGATAAGAAACCGCCTATCGGGGATAAGTACACACGAGCGCAACCCTTCGCTAGTCGAGTGAATGCCGGAAAGGTCAAGATGATTAAAGCCCATTGGAACAAAATCTACCTTGACGAATTAGCCGTTTTCCCACTTGGTGCAAATGACGACCAAGTAGACGCAAGCTCCGGCGCGTATGATATGACCATCAATATCAGTCACACCGAAATTATAGACGTACCGAATATCTTTGGACGCTAAATGACACACACACCGTTTGACAATGCAAGTACAACCTATGATGTAGGCGATTTTATCCCGCAGACGTGGCGCGGATGGGATGATTACTCGTCACGTCTTGCCCGTTACGAAATCCTTGAGGGCTATTACCACAACCTTGCCTATCATAAAATCATGCCCTACGCTCAACAGATTAAAGTTACCGAGAGTATGTATAAGCATGTACGTGGTGTCCGAAACCCTGTTCGGCGCAATGCGGAAGCGATTGTTTCAAAGATTTACGGGGGAATGCTGGACACTGAAACGGGCTTGACTGGCAGTATCCCCTTGCAATCCGAGAATGAAACCCTCATTGAGAGCATCACGCGCTTATGGGAGTTGAGTATGTGGGGTCAAAAGAAATCGCTCTATGTCCGTAACGGGGCAATTAAGGGTGATAGTTTCATCAAGGTTGTAGATGATATTCAAAAAGAACACGTTCGCCTTGAACCCGTTGACCCGGCAAAAGTCAAGCGGATTGAAAAAGAAGCGGATGGTACAATTGTCTATGCTGAATTTGAATATTACATCCGTGATACAGAGACGGGATTTAACCGCCTCTATCGCGAGATTATCACGCCGGAGAAAATTCAGGTATTCACACGCGAGAACATCTATCGTAATGGGCGCTTTGTTAGTTCACAGATAGTCCCCTTCGATAGATTTAAAAATGCTCGAAATGAATCTGTTCCGGAGTGGGAAAACGAATATGGTTTCGTGCCACTGATACACGTTCAGCATACGGATATGGGGATGCAGTATGGGGCGTGTGCGGTACATGGAACACTCCACAAAATCAATGAACTGAATGACCTTGCAAGTATCGTCAATGATGCTATGCGTAATCAGTCGATGTTGCCATTGGTCACGATTAATGCAAAAGTTGGAAGTATCGACTTCGGCGCAGACCGTAGCACAAGTGCCGATAATACCAGTGACGACCCGAAAAAGGACACGATGAAGGTACTCAACATATCAGGGACGGATGCCGATATTAAAACCCTTGCCCCGACACTGAACGTTGCTGATGCCCTGCAAGCCATTCTTGCTGGGAATGATGAGATTGAAAAAGATATGCCCCTGCTATCGTTACACCGTCTACGTGATAGCAGTAACCTAACTGCGCCCGGCGTTCGTAGTGCCTATGATGATGCCATTGCACAGGTGCAAGATATTCGGAATGGTTACGATAACGGCTTGGTCAAGGCGCAAAAAATGGCGTTATGGATGATGGATTATCGGCGCTATGAGAATGCCCCGTCTATCAATGCCCCGATGTGGGATGACGATGGTTATGCTCATCAGATTGCGGCGCGTCCTGTCATTAGCGATACACTTGGCTTAAATGAGCAACTTAATCTTACGCTACAGGGGCTATCTGCCAATGCGCCAAAGTCGTTCTATGTCAAGGCGGGTTGGAGTGAAAGCGAAGCAAATGACATAGTATCCGGCATAGAACGTGCCAAACGCAGAGAGCAACGCATGTCTATTCGCAATCTATTAGCACAGAATGAAGTAGCAGACCGCCCCGCAACCGAAAATGATATATCTCAGAATGGAGTAGAGGCTAGTGACATTGCCATTGGACCCGAAGTCGCGTAAAATCACGGGCGACCCGTTACCGCTTGAGGAATTGTTGGATATAGCGGAAATCGACATAGAGGATATTGAGAACGCCGCCGATTGGTGGGATGAAAACGCAAGCCTGGAATGGGAAGGCGCGTTGGATAGCGACCCTGTAGAGGATGACCGATGAGAAATATCCCACCCTGCCCGATTTGCAAGAGTGGCAATACGCAATATCACACATCAAAATCTGATATGTATTGGTGTCGTGATTGCAATAATGCGTATGATAAACATACAAAAAAGACCGTACAAAAAGTTATTTCAGGTCTTGTTTTCCGATTATTCAAATACACATCACGAGGGAGGAATAAATGACAGATAAACGTTTCCGTGTTCTCGTGATTGAACACAATGAACCTAAAAGCATCATTGCAGACCATGACCTTATCCCTGTTACTTTTGAAGGAGTAACTGGATTTATCAGTAAATCATTATATGATGTTCTCCTCACAAAAGAGAATGAGTTACGTGATATACTAGGTATATGGATTAGTGAGCCAACAAAGGATGACAAATGAACGCTTATGAACTAGCACGATTGTCAATCATGAATGAAGATGAGGCGCAGGTATTCTTGATAGGATTAAAGGGTCTGTTGTATGGCGTGTGGAGATGATTATAGAGTTGTCCAATTGTGGTTTCTCGGCATTCAAAATTATTCAATATATTGATGACGACCCAATGTTTTTGTTAGCTTATCTGGCGCTTTCGTGACACTCCCAATTCTGAGCAGGTTTTCGTTTTCCAATTCAATCCAGCAATGGATTAATGTCCAAACTTTGCGACCCGTGATTAATCGTGTCGTCAATCGGCAGGTACAAGCGACGAAAGAAGTTCCGACGAGTGAATTACGGCGTGCTACATCACAATTATACGGGGGGCGTATTACCTTAGAGCAATGGCAGACTGTGGTGGCGTATGAATTAAAAGATGCTCATCTTGCACAGGCGATGCTTGCCGTTGGTGGCAAGAATAACCTATCCCCTGCTACCCTATCACGGTTGCGTGATACGCTACGCAAGGAATACGGGTTCTTAAATCAATTCGCTATCGACATCAAAAGCGGGAGTGTATCAGAAGCCCAAGCATTAGCCCGTGTCAATCAATATGCCAAAGCCAGCCAGCAAAGTTATTATCGTGAATATGCGATGTTGCGGACGGGGCGCTTCGTAAATTGGGATGTAAATCCGGGTGAGAACTGTTCCGGTTGTCTGGACATGCAATCGCAGAACCCGCATGACGCGGCAACCATGACCAAGTTTCCCGGCTCGGGCGATACCCCGTGTCGGGGGAATTGTAACTGTACATTATCGGAAGCGTAGTTGGTAATTTAATATTTATTACAAGGATAAAGCCTGTCATATTGATGGGCTTTTTTATTTCAAACATTTACCTGTAACTCACAGGGTATAACAGAGGAAAAACATGAGCGGCATTCAAGACAACCCAACCGAAGCAACAACCAATGATACTCCAGAAGCCTCACAACCTGATAGCGAACAGGGTCAACAAAACGCGGCAACACAAGAGGCAACCTTTACGCAAGCCGATATTGACCGCATTATCGCAGACCGCCTCAAGCGTGACCGTGATGCACGGCAAAGTAAACTGCTAGAGGAATTAGGGGTATCCGATGTAGATACCCTCAAGCAGACCCTCGAAGCAGAACGCAAGCGTAAAGAAGCGGAGATGTCAGAGGTTGAAAAAGCACAAGCTGAAATTGAAAAAGCGAATAAGAAGGCGCAGGAAGCGGAACATCGGTTACAGGAAATGCAACAGCAAATCTTACAGCGTGACCGCAAAAGCGCGTTTCTGAAAGCCATTCAGGCGAATGGTGGCAAGAATGAAGATGATTTATTCATCCTTGTAACCGCTAAGTTTGCCGAAGCGTACGAGAATGTGTTTGACGGTGCTACCCCAAAAGATAGCGCCCTTTCCAAGTTTGTAAAGGATGTTCAAACCGCATTCCCCGCTTACTTCGGCTCATCCGGCGCGGGTAGTCCAAGCAACGCGCAGGGTGTCGCTCCAACATCAGTAGACAAAGTAGACGAAGCCATGGACATGTGGCGTAGACATCTAAGGAATTAATGATATGGCAGAATTAACGATTTCTGAAATTCGGGTTATCGAATGGGGTGAAGACCCTATTTCGGGTCCGAGTGACGAAACCCTTGCCGCAGGGGACGCGGTACGTTTTGATGTAACCGACGGGCAATTGACAGCCGCCAACGGTACAGACGGCACAGAGAGCGATTTTGTTGGGCTTGTTGTTGCAATTGATGCAGGGCAAGTCGTGACGGTAGCAGGGAACGGTAGCCTTGTCACACTTGGCGCAGCCCTCGCAAGCGTCAATTACGGTGCATACATCTATCTGGATGACACTGACAAGAAATTGACCACCGCATCCGGCGAAAGCACAGACACCAAAATTTTTGGGATTGTAGAAGCGGTGCATCAACACGGCACAGTCTACAAAGCCCTGCGTATTCGGAAAGGTGACAGCTAATGGCTATTCCTAACGGACTTGCACCCGGCTTTTATAATATTGACGATGTTTTAGACCGTCGTATTCAGGATGTCGGGGCGCAAACAATTAGTACAGCACTGCAACAGAGCGCACAAATCCACCAACGGATTGTGAATGAAATCTATGGCAGCTCAGTGATGCGCGTGGATTGGTTTCAACGACGTTATCGTGTCGGTGGTAATCGACGTGTTCAATCAATGACGCAAGATGGCACACCGCGTCCATTCCGTAGCGGTCTGGTCTACGATGTGGCTTTGCCCTTGCAAATCGTAGCGGATAGTATCGCTATGAATATGTGGGCAGAGAACAAACAGACCGTCCAAGACGTGAATGACGAAATGGTGCAAATCCTCGAAGCCTTCAACGATTGGGAAAAGCGGACATTCTTAGCCGCTATCTTCACTGATACCGCGTGGACATACGCCGATGATAGTGATGATGTTGGCAATCTTACTATTCAGGTATTGGCGAACGGGTCAACGGATAGTCAGTTATACCCGCTTCGGGATGGTAGCACAGCAACCATTGACCATTACCTCGCACAAGCCGGAAGTATCAGCAATTCGGCAAACTCCTACTCCACAGCCTATGAGACATTGAAGCAACACCCGACCAATTCAGGTCCCTATGTCTCCTACATTGCGAGTAACCTTGTCTCGGATACCAAAGCGCTTGCTGATTTCCGCCCGCTTGAAAGCACATTCATCAATTACGGCGCAAATGCAACAACCGCCGCTAACGAAGCAATGCGCTTGATGGGTTGGGGAAATGAAGTTATTGGTGTGGTTGAAGGCGCGGGCAGTGGGACAGGGATGGTTATTGTCGAAGCGGACTTCCTGCCCTCATCCTACATTATCACACAGGCAACGGGCGCGGGTGCATTCGTGGGTGTTCGTGAAGAGCTAATCGGTGGACAGTCCCTGATTATGCGCGAAACTCGTCCCAACACCAATCACCACAAAATGGACTTCTACCGTCGTGCTGGTAAAGGTGTTGTTAATCGTGTCGCCGCTACTGTAACCCGTATCGGGAACGGCACATATGCAGCCCCAACAGGCTACGACGCGCCATACGTTGGCATTGATAGCTAATCTGTAAATGACGGGGAAGGCAACTTCCCTACTTGATGAAAGGCTAAACAATGGCAAGTATTCAAGCTATTGCAATTACAAAAGAACAGGCATATCAATCATTGCGTGAGACAACGCAAGCCTTAGCCAGTCGCTTAGGGATTGATGCGCCGGAATTGGATATTCACAAGCGCCATCCACTGGACTATCGCAATGCAGAAGAACTCAAACGCATGGCAGAGTTCTTAGAGCGCATTGTCGAAACAATCGACACGCCGCAAGGTGACATACAGGCTGTTGTTGAGATGGTGTCTCAGGATGATAAAAAATGGACAAAGGCGGAACTAAAAGCCCTTGTGTTAGGTGGTGACTAATGCCAACTTACCCTGTTCATTCCCCTGCCGATGTTACCTTTACGCCTGATACGTCTGCCTATGCAGATGGTGATGTGGTTGGCGGGTTATTGACCTTTGAATTTTCTGCAAAAACAGGGTTAATTGTGACGGTTATCCTTACGGAAGATGACAATGAGGGCGCGGTATTCGATTTGTTTTTATTCGATAGCCAACCCTCGTCAATTGCCGATAACGCCGCGTTTGCGCCAACGTTTGCTGATATGCAGAAATTGATGCGTAAGATAGAAATTGCGAGCGCCGATTACTTCACTGAGAACAGCATCAAAGCTATTCAGGTAGACTTACAGAGTTCCGGCGCACCCTTACCATTCTGGACAGATACGATTTATGGGTATCTTGTGACGAATGGTGCAACCGCAGAATTTGCCGCCGCGAAGACGGTACAAGTCCGCTTAATGGCGATAGGAGATAGCTAATATGGTACGAACACAAATCGACAACGACTATCAGGAAGTTAATACTAATCGTCTGGTAGTCAATGATTACTTTGAAATCAACGGTACGGAAGTCACGGCAACCGCCAGTGAGCTAAACGGCATTGTTTCAACACCAACAGATGCAACTATCACAGTCGGCACAGAAGCAGACAATAGTATCAATGTGGCTGTGCAACTTACGGATGCCAACGGGGATAACGTTGCGGCTATTCATCATCTGTTGGTATACCTGAGTGACCAAGACGACGGGACAGATGTCAGTGCTGGAGCGCCGGATGCAGACGTTGCTATTGGAACAGACGGTGTTATCTTGCTGGAATATACAACCGACCTTGTGTTTCAGGTTCAAACTGATGCAACAGGCGCATTTGATTTTGATATTGGTGATACGACAGGTACGCCAACATGGTATCTCGTGGTTGTGCTACCAAACGGGCAACAGGTCGTTAGTGACGCAATCACGTTTGCATAAGGTATAACTCATGACCTTTACCTATGTAGGTACACTAACTACAAGCTTGGACATCATTCGATTTAAACTAGGTGACACCGTTGAAGATAGCGGTGTCAAACCGAATGGTGGCAACTTTACCGATGAAGAAATCGCAGGGCTATTAAGCCTTGAGGATGATAATACAGGACGCACCGTTGCCGCATTATGTGAAGTCCTTGCTAATATCTGGGCAAACTATGTAGATACTCGTATTGGACCCCGTGATGAGAAATTATCACAAATCCCGAAGTTCTGGCAAACCCGCGCCAAGCAGTTGCGGAGTGAAGTAGGCTACACAACTGGTAGTGTGTCAACGGGTACAATTAATCTCGGTATTGATGAAGAAGATGAGAATTTCAATATAACCTGATGTTACTCAATTTTATGACTGAGACAGCAACCACCACACGCAGACCTGCTGTATCTGATAGCGACGGAGCGCGAGTGACGAACTTGCAAGCCGTCAAGATTTGTGCGCCGATGTTAGCCAACGCTGTTAGCGCACACCAAGTCCGGCAAATGATAGGTTTAGAGGGCACGGCAATTCAGATATTTGAAACCTATACAGAAAGTCATGCACATACCGATGGCGGGGTTTCCGTTACACAGGTGCCTGATATTCGCGCAGGCGATTTAATAACCATTGTCGGTGTGACTTACGCTGTTCGGCTTTGTGAGCAACAGCCCCCCACAACATCCTATGGTGCTACCCTATTGATATATATCACGGAAGATAAACGCGCATGACAACTACATTTCAAGACCCCGAACTCGTGCGTGATGAATTGGTGGCGCTATTCATTGCTGATGGGAGTTGGCAACAGGTCTATGGCTACATGCCAGCAGGGAGTGAACTTGTCGGGCTATCACGGTTTTTAGTTATCCGTCGGCGTGGCACATTACAGCAGTCATCAGGACAATGGACAAACCCCGTTGATTATCGTTTTGCAATCACAAGTTTTGTGCTTGCCTATAGCGATATTGATAGTTGGACATCCGCGCAAGCTGAGGATAAGTTAGACGAATTAGACCAAAAAATCAGGCAAATCATTCGCACGAATATGGGCGATTTTACCAATTGCGATATAATCGCGATTGAAGATAGTTTCTCGGAAGTGCGGGATATTACAATTGAGAATAAGCCGTACATTGCAGAAGCTAGATTTGTAATTGCTAAATTAGTGAACGGGGCGGTCTAATGCGTGATGAAGAAACCAGTTACGATAAGGTAGTAAAAGTCAGGACATACGGTTGTCTGGTATTCGCCGTTGTGATTATCGGTTGTGCGTTGATTTTTACGTTGTATTCAATGGTGGTATAAGTGACGAAATCCATTGAGATACACGGCTTACGCGAACTCCAAAACGATTTTGACAATGCCTTTTCACTCAGTCGTAAAGAAGGCAAAGCGTTCTCAAAGATGTGGGGCGAGTGGGTAACGGGACGTGTGAAAGCCTATACCCTAGATGCTGGTGCGGTTGATTTAGGCACACTGGTACAGGGGATTGATTACCACATAAAAGACAGTGGAAATACAATCGAAACAACTGTGAAGCCGGACGCAAAAGGCGATAAATACGCGATTTATGTAGAGCGCGGCGCGAAACCGCATAGACCACCCGTGAAGGCATTGCAGGGATGGGCAGACCGTCATGGGATACCTGTTTGGGCGGTTGTGCGAAAGATTGAACGCGAGGGAACAGACCCGCGCTGGATGTGGCGCGATACCTATAATGATGTACTGGATAAAGCCGATATACATGCCCGAGAATTTGGGGATAGGATACTCAAGAGACTATGAAACTAAAATATGATGGAAAAGGTAAATATATCATGGGCATACCCGCCCGTGATTTAGATGAGCAAGATATTGAGATGCTCATTGCAAGTGGAATGTTTGATAATGAGCAAGCCGTCATAGATGCCTTGACGAGCAAGGGCTTATATAGTATGGAAAGAAAATATTTTCACAAGATTGAACCAAGTAATATAGATATAGAGGGTAAAGACTAATGGCTTACGGTGGCAAACCATTTCGTAAAATTCAAATCAGCAATGTAGAAGGCACGCCCGGCACGCCTGAGGCAGCAACAGAAATCTTATTCGGGATGCTCACACAAATGGTACATGATATGGTACTACATACGCCTGAGCAAGATAGAGGTGTATTGGCTAAAAATGTTGAAACACCATTCCGTGTGAGTGATGACCCCGGCGAGATTGTGATTGAGGGTGAATTGTATGACCGCCTTATGGTCTTCATTTGCGCCAATGCGATACGTGGCAATGTAACCCCCACGCAACCAGATAATGTCAATGAGCCAAACCATTATCTGTGGGAATTTTCACCTACTATGACCGCCCCGAATACCCCCGACCAAACGAATGGGATTGATACTTTCACAATTGAATGGGGGGATAATATCGGAGCTTTCGAGATGGAATTCGCTTATACCATCTCAGTTGAAATTACAGGTGAACCGAATGAACCCATCATGGTATCGTGGACAATTTCGGGGAGACAAATCACGGCAACGACCTTTACAGGGGCATTGACAGCGCCGACTGCCGCATATTTTCCATTTAACCTATCGACATTCTATATTGATACCTCGTATGCAGGCATTGGCGGTACTGCAAAAGCAGGGTATTTACGTGCCTTCACCTATACCTTCGAGACACAATTTACCCCTCTAAGAGCGGCAGATGGAAACTTCTACTTCACGCAATTGCAAGAAAACGTTAAAGCCCCAACACTCGAAATGACGGTCTATCGCGATGATACGATTTACGCGGCTGAGCTTGTAAAATTCCTTGCCTATTCTACGACCTATATCCGCATTGCACTATCATCGGAAACCGAGATGGATAGTGGACAAAGCAACCCCCCTTATATTTACATAGATGGGGCGTTTAAATATACCGAAATTCCTGAATTAGAAGATGAAGATGGGACTGTGGTTACAAGTGTTACTGCCGAAGGATGGTATGATGCCACCGCCGCGCAAATGATGACAATTTCTGTTGGCACAACGATGGATGCTTACGAATAAGGATACCTATGACCTACGATTTTTCACATCTATACAAAAACGAAACCGTTGAAGTTAAGTCCCCTGCTGGCGAAATTGCGTTTACTGTTGTCGTGCGCGAAATCACACACGGGGAAAAAACCGCCGCACAATCTAGCCTTACGAGCGCGATTGATATACCAATGGAGGGGAGTAAGCAATCCCGCCAGCGCATTATCAAACAGCGCATTGATGAATTAGATAAAGGAGCGGCTATATCTAATGTCTCTTTAAAACAAGAAGTTGCGGCAATCCAATCATGGGATTTAGTTGATGCGAAAGGCGAACCCGTTCCTGTGTGCCTTGAGGCATGGAAGGCGTTGCCAGTTTTTTATACTAGTCAGATTGAACCCGTGATTGAGAGGCTTAATCCTGAAATGGATGATGAATTTCATAGCGGATCAGGAAGCAACGGCACGGAATAGAGGGTTCAACAAAAAATCACTCCCCGTCCCCAACGAATTAACAGATGTATATATCATGGATAAGATGGGATGGGATTATTTCACACTCCAAGCAACTCCAGACCACATTATCCAAAAGCTAAAGTTCTTCTGGCGTATCCAATCTATCCATGATGAGGCGGGGCAACCCGTTCCCAAAACAAAGCGAAAATAAATGGCATCCAATGATAAACTAGTTCGGATTATCCTCAAACTCGTTGATGAGTTTAGCGGCGAATTAGATAAAGCATCATCCAAACTCAATAGCGTGGGTAAAAATATGATGAAGGTAGGGGCTGGTCTAACGGCTGGTCTTACCTTACCGATTGCGGCGGTGGGTATTGCCGCGACAAAAACCGCGATTGAATTTGAAGCCGCGTTTGCTGGTGTTGAAAAAACAGTATCAGGGAGCGGCGATGAACTTGCACAAATACAACGTGAATTAAATTCGCTTGCCACGAGTGGGAGTAGTCCTGTTGCGGCGCTTGAAAATGCCCAATTGGAATTATATGAAATTGCGGAGGCGGCGGGTCAATTGGGCGTTAAAAGACAGGACATCGTAGAATTCAGTGATGTCATGGGGCAACTTGCCATGAGTACCAATATTGCAGGCGAAGAAGGCGCTCAGATGGTAGCGCAATTTGCCAATGTCTCAAGGATGCCATTATCTGATATACGCAAGTTCGGAGATGTTATTTCGACGCTAGGGAATAGCTTGGCAACTACTGAAAATGATATTTTACGCTTCGGTCAACGCATGGGGACGCTATCCAATATTGGATTTAACCCAGAGGAAATCCTCGCCTATGGTGGGGCGATGGCAAGTGCTGGCGTGACAGCCGAGCTAGGGTCTACCAATTTCTTGAAGGGCGCTCAAAATATTGCGGTTGCTGTTGCACAAGGTGGAGACCAGCTTTCTTTACTTGCCGATATGACCGGGCAAAGTGCCGAGCAATTCGCAAAGGCATGGGAGCAAGACGCGGCAGGCGCAATGCAATCTTTTGTTGAGGCGCTTGGGGATATGCCGCTTGAGGAGCAAGTTGCTGTCCTAGACCAATTGAACTTGAACGGGAGTGAGGCACAACGGACATTTTTAACCCTTGCTGGCAATACGGAATTGCTAGGAGATGCTTTAAATATGGCAGGCGAGGCAATGCAGGGGAATAATGCCCTGTTTGAAGAAAGCCAAAAACGCGCTGAAACGACTGCCGGACAGTTAAATATCTTGCGGAACAACTTAACCCAACTTGCGGCTGATTTAGGCGCAGTTATTCTCCCCGTACTGAATATGTTCTTAGGCGCACTTATTCCACTTGTGCAAGCCTTTAACAATCTGCCAGGTCCCGTGAAAACCGTAACGGTTGCCATCCTTGCCCTACTTGCGGCAATAGGTCCGGTCATGATGATAGTCGGTGGAATTATTTCTGCGGTGGGGACAATCGGGACAGTCGTCGCAGGGCTAAGCGGTATATTTGCAGGTGTGAGCGCCGCTATTGCTGGTATCGGTGCGGCGTTACCTGCGATAGGGGCTGGCATTGCCGCACTTGCCGCGCCCATTGCTATTGCGATTGCCGCTATTATCGCTTTAATTGCCGTAGGTGCTCTCCTTATCAATAATTGGGATAAGGTAAAGGAAGTTATTTCGCGCATCGGTGAGGGTATTGGTGTCGCAATAGATAGGATTAAGGGGTTAGGGGAGCAAATCGGAACGATTGCGAGGCTCGTGGGGGAAAGTTTATTCAATGCCTTCAAAGGGCTTGCTGGCGCATTCTTATCACTTGGAGCGCAAATCATCGGGGGGCTAGTTGAGGGCATTAAGTCCAAAGTTGCCGCACTTGTGCAAACCGTCAAAGATATGGCAAGCCGCGTGACCAATTCTATTCGTGATGCCTTCCAGATACGAAGCCCCTCAAAACTCATGGCGAAAATGGGTAATCAAGTGGTAGCAGGCTTTAATCAAGGGATTGATGCAATGGGCGGGCTAGGTGTCAATACGCCACAACTTGGACAAATGGCAAACGCCGTAGCACCCTCACTCGCAGGCGCAGGTATGGGCATGGGCGGGGGTGTCACAATCAATATCGAAAACTTAACCGTACCGTCGGGAACTACCCGTGAGCAAGTAGACTTCTTATTGCAAGAAATGGGCAAGCGCGTTAAGCAACGGGGAGCAAAGGGGTTCTAATGGTTGCGCCGAGCAATTACGATATTACAATCACCTTGAATGAGGTTGATATTACAAGTTATGTGCCTTATGAAAGCCTCGCAATGGATTTACACCGTCGCGAAGTATCTCGGTTATCCCTTACAGTGCATAACCCGTCGGGCGTAACCCCTGCACGCGGTCAAACCATTACCGTTACAGCCGATAGCTTGGCAGGGTCACCGATTGTATTCACGGGCTATGTCATGGAAGTGACGAGCCGTAAACGGTCAAATGGCATTGTGAAAGAATATGATTTAGAGTGTGCGGATAGAAAAATCCGCTTGCAGAAATCGGTATTGGCTTACAATGAGTATTCAGGCTTGGATAGTGATATTCTGAGTAGCCTCTTATCCGATACCTACCCTGATTTGTCTGATTTATTCGATTTCAGTAGCGATGTCACAAGTTTCGCCAATGACCTATCACTCATCACGGATGATACCAGCCTCTTAGATGCCTTGAATGAGTTGGCAGATAAGGCGGATGCAGAGTATCGGTTTGATATTGAGGCAGTCAATGGGGGACTTGATTTTGATAATGATTTTGATAGTGATAATTACGTTGTAACTGGTGTATTTGGGATGAGCGTAGCCGTCACAACGGGGGGAAATCCGGGTCAATGTGCTAAAGGCACAGCTGCGACATGGACAACACAAGAGAAAATGACAATAAACATTTATTTAGGCGAACTAACAGAAATTAACGATGTTACTTTTGATGTTTACACAGATATAATCTCCGCTGCCGCCCCACCACGCGCCCATATATCATTAAGATCGGGGGGGACATGGGATGTCGGGACTAAAACATATAGTGGGGGGTCTCTCCTCCATAACGATACATTTAATATTACTAATACAAATGCAACATGGGATAGTTTAAGCGCCAGTGTCGATGGCGATTTCTGGTCTCCTCCATATTCTGCCGACCTTGTTAGTCTGTTTTTAGAGCCTACACACCCCATTACGGGCGGACATAGTGGGGCGGACATTCGTTTAGACAATATTAATTGGGGCGAAATCGCTGGTAATACGGATAGTCTACAATGGGATGCAGACCCCGACCTATCCGATTTCAATATCGACATTGATAGCGGTGATGAATTCGCCTTTGATATTGACTTGTATGAAGGCGATTGGGATGATTTCAATTCCATTACGGTTATCGGTGGTTTTGAGGAAGTCGCAATCGACTGGACATATCGTGCGAGTGGTCAGCAAGAGCATATCAATCTCGAAACTGAGATAAAAGATTTAGTCGTCTATACCAATGGTGGCACAGATACAACGCCCTCATGGGGGACAGCCCTTGCACTTGGCACATTCGGCACAGATACCTTAACAGGCGATGGTGGTGATAAAGATGTTCTCTATGACCCTGATAAGCATTGGCTATGGTTTGATACGAACCCACCGAACCTTGAAAATAGCATCCGCTTAACAGGGAGTATCTTAAAACCCATTCGTGTCCGCGTTGAGGACGTTGCGGATGGCGACCCCACGTTTGCAACCCCGATAACCGATACATCGGTGACAACCACTGACCAAGCAATCGCAGTAGGCAATGCCGCACTCAAGAAAAACAATGCCCCTAGACGACTGGATTTTAAGACGTATGAACCGGGTCTAAAGGTTGGGCAGTCGATAACGGTATCGGATAGCAATCGAGGGTTATCCGAGACATTAATTATCCAGACGATTAAGGTCAAGTGGATAGGGAGCGCCCATGCGATTTTTGATGTGCAATGTGGCGATACCGAAAGTACAAGTTTGGATAGTATTGTGGCAAACAATGATAAACGTAGCCGTATTGGTGTAGGGGCAAGCGCCCCGACGATTACGACCTATGAGGTCTATACCGATAATAGCGGCAATACCTTAACCGATGATAGCGGCAATTTACTATATGAGGTGGCTTAATGCCCAAACTGAGTGAAGCAACGAATTTAGATAGCATCCAATTCCAAGAGCAAGCCAGCGCCCCTACTACCCCTGCAAGTGGGTTTCATCAAGTATATGCGGATAATGCAGGGGATATACACGCGATTAACGACGGTGGTATCTCGAAGAAATTAAGCGGTGTGAATGTTTCAACAGCCGATGTGAGCAACCCCCCAACGGATGCCGAGCTAGACAGTGAATTTGGCACACCCGCTACCGTTGGCGCAGGATTTATCGCTATTGTTGATGATAATGGCGCAGATACGAATGATTATCTTGTGGTATCCAATGGGACAAGCTGGTGGTACGCAACACTAACAAAGGCTACATAAGCAATGGTTGATAAGAAAATCGCCCCTGACGCTTACGATTTCCCTGAACAAGCTTCATCTGATAACCCTGATAGCGGTTACGTTCGCCTATTTGCAAAAACGGATAACAAACTTTATAGCCGTGATGACACAGGGACTGAAACTGAATTAGGTAGCGGTGGCGGGTTCAATTCATTCTCACTCGCTGGCGATAGTGGTACACCTGAAACGGTAGAGAATAGCGAGACCCTGACGATTGCAGGGGGGACAAACCTTGCAAGTATCGTTTCGGCAGACGATACCGTGACTTTGAATATTGATGGTGAAATCGCGGTGGCAAATGGGGGGACAGGGGCGAGTGATGCGAGTACCGCACGGACTAATCTAGGGCTTGCAATCGGGAGTGACGTACAAGCCTATGATGCAGATTTAGCGGCATTAGCGGCGCTTGTAACATCAGGCGTACTTGCTCGGACGGGCGCGGGAACAGTTGCGGCACGCACGATTACAGGCACAGCAAGTAATATTGATGTCTCCAATGGCGACGGGGTATCTGGCAATCCGACCCTGAACCTAATCGACACGGCGGTAACACCCGGTAGCTATACCAATGCGGATATTACAGTGGATGCAAAGGGGCGCGTCACGTCCGCCGCAAATGGGAGTGGTGGCAGTGGTTTATACACGTCCATTGCAATCCTGACAGATACAAAAACAGATGGGACGGCTGGAGGGGCTTCAAGTGCGGCGACGTGGAATGCCCGAGATTTGAATACGGAAGATTACGACCCTGATGGGATTGTGACTATCTCTAGTAACCAGTTCACACCGATTTCAGGCGATTATATTATCCACGTTTTAGCGCCTGCAAACGAGTCTGGTACTCATCGGCTGAGACTGTATAATGTAACAGGGACTTCACAAGTGGCGTTGGGAATAAACTCCCATGCGGCAACTTCGGGTGTGCAATCGGCAGCAATTCTAAAAGCGAGCTTTACAGCCAATGGTACGGACGCATATCGAATTGACCATTTTACCGCCGCTGGAAAGGGTACGAATGGTTTGGGTATACCTACGTCAGACACAAATACCGAGATGTACATGATTATCGTTTTGGAGAAATTATCGTAATGAACAACAGTGAATTTAGATTAGCCGTTGCTCAATTGCAAAGTGAAGTTTTTTTTGGGAATGCGATATTGATAATTGAAGTTGGCGACGATATAACTGACCAACAGGTGCTAGATGGCGAGACTTTGACTGTTCTCACCCCGTCGCAACAAGAATTAGATGACGCGCTTATTAGAGCTAATACTAGTATTGCAACGGAAACATTAGAAACCACACAAGCGGATAGCGCACGCAATAGCCTCAAAAGTTTGATGATAGGCTTGCAAGATTTGTCATCAAGTGACAAGGGCTATGCGGTCTATGTGCGTCTCATGGCATGGCGCGACGGGGCAGACAATCCTACAATCTTAGGGATTGTCGATAAGGCAAGCGCCGTTGCCTATGTAACGAGCAAGGCGGAATGGGCAAATACCCCTGCTACGGTGAAACCCATGCTGAACGATATGATGGAAACCAACGCGGCGCTGTGTCAAGTATTACTCTTAATTTTATGAGGATAGAATAAGACACTGACAAATACGTTTGTCCGCGATAGAGGACGTTCTGAGAGTACGCATTCCCTTGTGGCTCTTGGCGCGTCCTCTATGCGTTTAAATACAAGGGAAACGGACAAAATACGATGAGAGAATTGTTGAATTGGATAATCACCATGATACCTGAGATTTTAGGAGTTCTGACCACACTACTCGGTATTATCGCGGGTTGGCAAGCATACAACATACAAAAGCAGAAGCAGAAGCATGACCGCGAAATGAAGGATAAGGATGCACGGCTTGAAGAAATTGAAAGTCTGCAAATCAAAATCCAAAGCGATGCCAACGCGCAAGCGACACAGTTGGACATCCTAAAGAGTTCCATCGCAAATCAGGCTGAAAGTGATAAGCGATGGCATCATTGGATAGATGAAAGAAGTAAGCGCGATGTGGAACGTGATATGGAACGTGAAACGCGAATGCTTGATGTGTTGGAGCGATTGAATACGAGTATTTATGATAATACGCAGAGCGTCGCCAATATGTCACAAGTGGCGGAGATCCAATCCGTTCGCTATGTGGAACTGGTAACTAGCAATCGTGAAACCACGCAATCGGTGATGAAAGAAGCCAAAGCCACCCGCGCCAGTGTCGATACAATTAAATCCACGATTGAGAAATCCTTTAATCTCGTGCAGTCGGCACTAACGACCTTGCAAAAGCGATTTGATGACATCACGGAATTAGAAGAAACGCATATCGAAGCACAGGGCGCACGCCATGATGAACAAATAGACCGCAGTGATGGGTTACGGGATGAGATAAGGTCTCTATCGTCTGCCATCACCACGATGTCCGACGTGATAGACAATACCCATAAACTCGTACAGGAACACTACAAAATAGAGAATGAGGAGACACCATGACAGATGTACAGTATTGGAAGTCCTTACTTGCGATTGAGGTGGAGAAAAAGAAACAATTAGAGGCACAACTAAAAGCTGTCAAATCCTATATACGCAACCTCCAATTTGAAATAGATAAGTTCACGATAGACTATTATGTAAAAATTGATGGTAGCGATTTCCGACACGCATTTGATGAAACCCATTCGCCTTACATGGGATATGGTGTGACAATGCGCGGTGAAATCGTAAAGGATTATACGGTTAGTTACGATGATACATCTCCTATTTGTCCTGATTGCGAATTTGAGGTGCAAGCAAGGGGCGTAAATCAAACGAGAATAGAGAATGACGAGACGCTATGAGTATCGAATTACAAGTCATCTCGATAATCTTGTTTGGTATTGTGACCATAATTTATGGCATACAAGCCTTTACGGGTCGCACCGTTTCCGCAAATAAACAAGCGGACGCGGTTACGGCGCTGGCACTGATGAATAATCAGGAGCGTCAAGACGCGCAGGGAGAACGCCTGAATATACAGGAGCAAGTCTCCTTGCTACGAGAAAACTTTGCAGGGGCAAAAGCTATCAATGGGGAATTACAGGCACGCCTTGACCGATTACAGATAAAGGCAGATAGCAGTGAGGCACAAGTTCACTTGCTGGAAAACCAGATGGCTAACCTAACGGTAGCGCGTACCAGTGACCAAGCCACCATTGCTGAGATGAAGTCCGAGATTAAGGACTTGAATAAGACCATCGGGTCACGTGATGAGACCATCGCCAAACAAGAAAAGACCATTGCCGAATTAAGCTCTACCATTGCCGAATTGAAAACCCAACTCGCGGACTTATCCGCACAAGTCGCAAGTCTATTGACCACAGAAAAAAAGGAAACACCATGAAAGCATTACGCACAATATTTATCATTATCGGATTGGTACTGAGTATCAATATCACCTTTGCACAAGATGAAACACCCGAAGTCGTATCTACCGTGACCACAGTAATTGAAGAAACACCGACTGCTGAGGATACAGGAGCATTCGCGATTGATGAAAGTATCATGATGCTCCTATCAACCCTCTTTAGTGTACTCGGTGTGACGGTCATTGCAGGGATTTCCGTATATCGCAATGGTGGTAATGTCAAGGATGCACTGAGAGCTAGTGCTGAAAGTGGCTTGCGTGGGATACTGACGAACGAGGGATTAAGCGGTACGATTGAAACGCGCCTCTTATCCATTCCGCAAAAACAGCGCGATTGGTTAATTGAACTTGTAAATCTAACTAGTCCCCTGACCGATACATCCACTATCAGCACGGACGCAGCGACTTGGGTACGCAATGTGCTGGACGGAAATCTAGAAACAGGCGCGATTGTCGCACAGAGTACCCGTGATACATTTGAAACAATTGACGACAAACCCATAGACGCGGTAGGTTAAAGATGACAACCAATATCAACGTAAAGCAATACGCCACGACTGGCAGTTTGCAGACGTTCCTTTTAGCCGTGATTTTTGGCATTGCCTTAACCGCCGTTGCTGTACTGACGCTTAGCATGGTTATCGTACTTGGAATTTGTATCGCAGTCTATTTCATTCGCCATTTGAATGACTGGATAGTACCATTGCTAGGGATAATCGTGGGCAGCGTGTTAGCTTTGCTACTCGGTATATCCTTGCCTGAGCAGGCGCTACTTGTTGCCATCTTCGGCGCGGTATGGTTTTAAGGAGTTTGTGATGTCCTTAATAGGATACAATATTGATGGTGATGAACTAGCGAGTAATGATGCGATTATCAATCAGGTTAGGCGCGGGAAGTCGAATTGGCATATCGTGATAAACCATAAGGATGTTGCGCGGCGGATTGCACCGGATACCCAAAAAGGCGTTATTTTCCGTGCATATAATCCATATGGTGAAGGCACGAATTTCGATAACGACTTCTGGATGAAACATAGTGCAGAAGAAACCGCGAATTGGATGAAGGCTAATTTAGATGACATCTCTGAGATGTATCTGACAGCAGGGAATAATGAACCATCCTCTAACCCTTCAAATCGTCCACAGTTGGTTAAGTGGTTGTCTGACCTCATGCACCATGTTGCAAATCGCAATCAACACGGTGCAATCGGTGAAATCGCTGTAGCGAAAACCCTGCATCGCGATGAAATTGATAACGGGGTCTGGGATGAGTACCTTGAGACACTCTATCAATATCGAGACCGTCACATTGCAACATTCCATGCGTATACAACAGGGTTGCCGCCTGCGAATTTCATACCGGGTTATCCTCAAAACCTCATAGATAAGTCCATCAGAGATATGTCACGTTGGGTTAAACAAATCCCACTTGTAGAAGGTGGGTATCATCTGGGGCGGTGGCATTGGTTACGGGAACGCGCTATCAAAATCGGTAAGCCAATGAAACGGGTCGTCATTACCGAGTGCGTGTATGACTACATGGAAGACGATAATGAAAACGGGCAATGGTTAAAAAATGTATTGCGACCAATGTTTTCATATGGACGTTTCGAGGGGCTAAAAGGTTGGGAAGGACATAAACCTTATTTGAAGTGGTTACTCGATAATGACGATGATAGAGCATGGCAGGAATTCATGTTCGAGAGTATCGCGTGGTATGCGTCTGCAAGTGCGCCCGAAGTTGAGGGCATTTGCTTATTTGGATTGAACCCAGACTGGTACTAGGAGAATACAATGAATCAAGGTGTAGACTTATCACGAGACGGCGTTGCATATTTTCGCACCCTCGTTGAGACAATTCCCGTAGCACACAATACCCCCACGCCCGTACCAGACCCCACGCCAGACCCGATAGACCTAAGACCTATCACGATAACAGGCTACCGTGCCGCAACCCAGACACCCAATCATGTCAATATTCGGGATATGCCATCAGGCACAATCGTAGGGATACTCCCTGCATCCCCCGTTGTGACAAGCGGCTATGTGTCGCTCAATAAGCCTGTATCCAGTAACGGGTACATGTGGCAATACTATGAATTGGACATAGAGAATACCGTGTCGGGATATATTGCGGAGGAATTCGTTACCGAAATTATAAAGGATGAACCGCCACCTGTAGAGGATGACGTTATCGAAATGAGTAAGTCTGATTTTGATACTATCGTTGCGATTTTGGAGAAGTATCACCATGCGTAACCACACGACGGACGAGTTTATCTCAATTGGTATCTATCTCCCCGAAGATGACCCAGAGACCCCTGATTACATTGCTTACTGCCCGGAACTGGAAGGTTGTATCGTGCAGGGGTTTACGATGCACGAAGCAATGGAGACCCTGCGACAAACCCGTGAAGAATACATTGAACACCTACTAGAAGACAATCTCGCAATCCCCACACCAGCAAACACGAATATGATTGTGATTGATTTCAGCGAAATCATGGATACATCCAGGAGACAAGATGCGTAAACAAATACATGCAGACACATGGCAAATAGGGGATTACCTTCTCATACTTACCAAGTTTGAAGGTGATGACAACTACGAATGGGAAACTAAGTATAGCCCGATGGGATATGGATTTAACGGCACTGCGGCAACAACAGAAGCGGGTATCCGCAGTATGTTGGATATAGCCGAACAGCATACGGGTGGTGTATTGGTTGAAACATATACATTCGATATGCCGGGTGAAAACATAACCATATCTTGCACGCCCCAAACCACTATAGAAACTGCATTTAGGCAAGCGATTGAAGAAAATAACATCCGTGTTGCTTATGAAGATTGGACACTTGAAAGTAAGCACGGAATACATATTGACAATCCAGATTTACACATCGGGGTTTTCAGTGATGGTATTATCGCCTCAATTAATCCCGTGACAGCATAGGAGACGACCATGAAACGCCTTAAAGCACTCTGGCTCACATTGCGGATGCCCCACTCCGAACTAGATGAGGTCATCTACACACTGGCAGAAATAGCTGAATTCTATAAAGAGCGGAAAGCCTACGTTGCGCCAGAGAAACCAGTCTACAAAACCTACCACCTCGTACCGCACGAAGAACCCCCAAGCTCGGACGACGGTCAAAAAAAAAGACCACCGCATCCGAGTTGACAATCCTTCACCCCCCTATCAGCTCCGCAAATACAACCAATTTCTACCTTGATGACGGTGTGTTCCTCAGTGGCGGTTGGTTTCCCCGTAATTGAAAAGTCCCCGTGTTGGGGACTTATTTTTTTGTTTACAGCGAGTTCTGTAAATTATTTAAGCTGTTGAGGAAATTCTGCGTTGCTTGCCCGTCGGGCTTTGCCTTCGTGATGGTTAACTCTGGCATATCCTCATCATCATCAAAACTTGGCGCGGCTAGTTTTATCGGTTGCAATCCCCCGCCTGACAAGCCCTTTAGCCCTACGCCCGTGCTTTGCGGTTGTGGTGCTACGGGTTGTGGCGCGTTCTGGATGAGTTCTTCTAACCTATCGAATAACTTTTGTTCTTTCGTCTCGGTCAACAGCTTGTGAATACCGGGATAAGCCTCGTGTAATGTCGTATCATCACCACTCAGGAATTCACTGTGCATGATGAGCAAGTCCACTATTGTCGGTGTCAAGATGCGCTCCCCTGCCAAGCTACGGGCGATGGTGTAGGCTTCCTTGTGGTCATCATTCGCCATATCGAGATAGACTTTCAGGACTTCCCGTTTGCGCGTCTCACTACTGTAGCTTGGCAGTAGTGCCAGTTCTTCGCAACCGTATCGTATTCCGAGTTTTGTAAACAGAATGCGGCGCTCGGTCTTGCCATTCTCTTGCACGAATTGATAGTCGATTAGACCGCGTGTATACATGGCGCGGATGCACGAGGGATGAATACCAGACACATCAATCGCCTGCTGTGGGGTTGCCATAGCGATAGGGTAGAGGTCGCAATAATGTTTGAGTGTTGTATCTGGTAATGGTTTCATGATAAAATCCTAAGTGCTTATAACTATGCGGCTATCATACCGCGTTCCGAGAGCCACCTAACAGGGTGGCTTTTGTTTAGTCGCTAGTCCTTATCCTCTGGTGTATAACCCAACACGCGAACAATCGTATTGAGTTGTGACAGGGTAATTGCAAGGAAGTAATCACTCAATTTATGTTTCCTTGCAATCTTGTAATCGCGATTGAGCTTATGGTAGAACCTATCTTCAATCGAATAAACTTAATTGTGTTGGCGCAGCCGGATTTTCGATAACAGGTAATCCCATTTTTTTTGCCAGTCGAATAATCGACTTTGTACTTTTTGGTTTCTTGTGATACCACGCTATCAGGGTATCCATATTGACCAACATCAGGTGTTTCTTGACAGTATAGAATTCTGTGCCGAGTGCTATTTCGGACATCCTGATAGCCAATTCACTGCTTTGCATCAAATCTTCTATGGCCAACCCGCGCTCCCAAGCCGCACTTTGCAAGCGTAAATCGCGAGGCTGATGCCACGCAAACACAAGGATACTGTTCTCTGGTAGCGTAGCAATGTAATCACACGCCTCTTGGATATTCGTGTAATTATTGTCTATCACAATACCATATCGCGTGCGAAGTGCGTCTTGAATGATGCTTTCGTAGTCAGTCATCCCACGAACCTATCATGTCTCCACCGAACGATGGATTACGAACACTTGTCATCTTCTCGGATTGAATAGCCTCCTCATAGGACATGAATTCATCACACATCAATCGAAGTAATGCGCCAAACCAAGCGCGTTCTGACTTTCTCAAATTCGGATTGTGATTAATCTGCCATTCAATCTCGTTAATCGCCCGATTGCCACTGAAACTCAAGTTCGGAAACTCATCACGATTGTTCATGTTTGCCACCTAGTCTAAATTCTCGGTCAAATTGATTGTGCCGTTCCGCCATTCCGCCTAAATCAAAACGGTCATCCGGTGTCTGTGCTTGCTTGCCCCGACACAGCATCCATGCGATGCCCGCGCCGATGACAAGCCCGATGAGTATGCCGATACGAAAGGTCATGGTGCTTTTTGTCCTAAAAATCTTCGTCCATTATGTGGTTTCCTTGCTTTCAAATTAGTCGAAACTGAGTTCGTTCTCGATAAATGCCTCAAAGACATTCGACGGTGTATAGGTCTGCGCTATCTTGTATTCATTGATTGCAATGCTAGCGAGGGCCACTTCAACGCGATAGCCGTAATCCTTGCCATCGTCTGTTAATTCGTATGCTAAGTACCCGCTATCCTGCAACATCCCGATAACCGTTTCCCATGTCGCCCAACTGCGCGGGTCAACATAGTAACCATTGCTAACGGTATTCAATGTACGCCGGAGTGCGGATTTCAAGATTATGTATTCTGCGTATGTCATGGTGTTTCCTTATTCTCTCTATGATATAGAACGACGTATTGTGCCAATTTTGAAATATAACGAATATAACGGTCCGGGTGACGCTCGTCCTCACTACGCCAAGCAATCCCCCATAATTCGCCAAGCAATCGGAGCGCCTGTTCGCGCTCAAAATCATCCTCAAATGCCAGCACAGCGACTAGCGTTAAGTATTTACTGCGACTGTATGCGGTCTTCTTTGTCATGGTGTTTCCTCGTGGTAAATTTCATTCCCTAATGAGACCCAACCTTTGAGCCGCCCGTTGCTTAAATCCCAAACAATACCATACTCAACACCCACACTAGATGTTGCTTTATTTATGATGGTGTACACATCCTTGTTTGGAAAATTCTCTCTGATTGCTTCATAGATATTGAAGTAAATCATTGCTTTTTGCGCTCCCGAATTTCTTTATCTGTATCAATCCCAAGCGCTTTTGCAATATCAGGGAATGCGTCCTCAATAGCCCGTTTAATTGCAATATCGGCTGTGATATTCGTTCCCGCTTCCAGTTGAACGGTAGCGGCAATTTTACTTATCGCCTCGCGTGTTACTGCTGATACTCTCACTTGTGTATCCTTAGACATTATTTTCAACCTACCTTATTTTATCATATGTTGTTATCAAAGTCAACAAATCTAACAAAACTAACAAAACTAATTTTGAATATCTTGTTGACAAAGTATCCATTGTGTGATATATTTACATTATAGCTTAACAACAGCATATTGAACACAAAAGCCCAACGCAATCACGCAGGGCTGGAACTAAAAAGCGACTGTGCGTCCGTCGAAAGAAACACAACCGCTTTAAAGGAATTAAAACTAATGAACAAGTATACTACACTCTTTAACAAAAATCAAACGTGGTCAGTTCTCCGGCGCTCGGACACATACGGAACAGGCTACATCGTACAACCTGCGGAGACCATCAGTGTTGCCATCGGCGAGGGTTGGGAATTCATCGCTGGTAACATGGATATGGAAACCGCTTGCCGGGTTCGCGATATTTACAAAACAGCAGGCGCACCACCCATGCCATGTGAAACAATCGAAAACCCGTCACTGGATGACCTGCTCGTGTACGACATGACCGAAGCACCAGAAGACCGTGATGGTCAAGCGATTGAAGAATTCGACCTTGTGAACATCGTGATTGACGGGTTCTGGCTCGAAGGCACAGTCACAGCGATTGAGGAAGACTATGTCGAAATTGACGGTGTTTGGACAGTTGACCGCATTGGATACCAATGCGAGTTAATCGCAAAAGCCGAAGATGATTGCGGGTTTATAGAGGAATACGGTCAATGGCTTGACCACCTAGAGGAGAATTATGAGAGATTATACGAAGCCGCAGTTTCGGCGCAGACCAGCACACTTGCGGCGTGAATTGTACCGCAAGTGGCGAGTAGGGCAGGGCTATCAGCAACAAGCTCCTGCTAAGGTTTCCGTATTGTCGCAAGCGCAGCAACGGTATCAGCACCGCGATTTTAGCTACTATGAGGATAAGCAGGAATGAGCAACCTAAACGCATGGAACTACGACATTCGCAACCCACACGGCAAGGACATCCCGGCACACATCAAATTGCCGATGAATTGGTTTGACTTGAAAAACGAACCCTTGCACCTGCTACGTGTTCGTAAGTTGGCAGACAACCAGTACATGGCGCTTGCCAAGCATTTTGGGTCGCGTCGACGGGTACGCCTGATGCTGGATAACAGCGACATCGCCAAGCTAGAAGAGGCGCAGGAAATATCCGTTGGCGATAAGTGGATTAATCCTAATCCGACACGGTTTGATATTGAGGTCAAGTCGTTTGTTACCACGCATGGTATCATCCGTAAGGGTGTATCGTGGGGCGGGTATGTGCGCGGTCTGGCATGGGTAGAGGGCGTTGTGCCGTTCTTCTACGTAACAGAAACGATTATCGCCACGCCTGCACCTGAGCCGAAACCGAAATACGTTATCGCTGATTTTTGGCGGAAAGGACAAGCGGCATGAACGAATACACAAAAGGGTATGTAAAAAACCACTATCAGCAGGGCGAATTAAAAAGTCTATCTGTTTCAGTAACAATGTGGTGTATCTCAAAAGGATACATTGAACCAGTGGTTGATGCCGCGTGGGATACGCATCTTGAATTCACCGAGCTAGGTAAAATCTGGCTTGGATTGTACGACGTGCAGGAAACACCGAAAGCGCATTCTGACACCGAAACCGACACCCTGCGGCAACAGCTAGAAACATCTGAGGCACGAGTAGCAGAGTTAGAGAACGCTATCCACGAGGCGTGGAAATATTTGCGGATTACAGGTATACACGGCATTGATGATGTTATTCACAAATTAAGTAAGTATGCGCCTGACTAATCCGAAGCCTAACACCATTCCTACCCTGCACGAATTGTAGCAGGTTTAAAAGCGTGATAGGGTAGGTATCTCGCACATTAATTCTAAAACGAAATTAGGTCACTTAAGAATAGATTTATTGAAATCGGCACTTTTTACAAGACATTAAACCAAAGTAAGCCAGCTTGTGATTGCAAGCGGCGCGGCGATAGGGTACAATTGAGAGTACCTGACAACCGTGCATTATACAGGAGAAACTATCACTGTAAAGGGATAAACAAATGGACACCACACAAGGCAACATAATCATCGGGTTGTTGCTCATCATCATCGCCCTGATGTTTCGCAAAATTTTGAAAGTCGTAGCAGTTAGCAACGGAACGGAAACGGAAAAAGGCGGGGAAGGTGGGAAGCCTAGCGAGGACAAACACGCTTCCCCGCCACACAAAATCAAGTTCGCTAGTTGACGAACCTGATTGTGATAATTGTAACGAATAGAAGATAAGTACGCAAGGAGTTGGTATGCCAACGATGAACCGCACAACCGACAAGCGCCGTAGCAAAGCCTACACACAGCGCCGATACGACAATCTGATACCACTTTTTGAGCGTCTACCAGCGCCAGCCGCGCCTATCGGGCAGATACCACAACCGCGTTATCCCATTGGTACGCAGGTGCAATTTCAGCAGTGGCGTAGTCGCTATCTGCCTATTCAATCTGGCGTGATTGTTGACACCGACATCTTCGGAGACCGTGATACCTACGTGGTACAAGTTGACGGACGTAAGCATACCATACGTGCTTACAATGTTATTCGCGTCCTGAGCGGGGTAGTAGCGGCATGACACTTGCACTTGTACCGCAAGCAGTACATGCGCCCGTTGTCGAAAAATTCACCATCGGCACACTCGGATTAGAGGTCACTGGACATCCAACGTATGATGAATGGATTGAATTCGGGACGGTCTTGCACGGGTTGAAACAATCCTTGCAATGGAATATCGGGGATTGGATTGAATACGGAGAATGGGCGTATGGTGAAAAATATGCACAGGCAGAAGATGAAACCAAGTTCTCGAACGGCTACTTGCGAACTATCGCCTTAACAGCCCGCACGTTCCCGAAATCGGAGCGACGGGTGAATGTGCCGTTTTCCACACACACCGCCATTGCCTATTTACCAGATGATAAACGAACCTATGTGCTGGACATGTGCGAACGCGGCGAATGGACACGGGGTGATGTGCGCGGATACCAGAAGCAACTGAAAACAGGCAATACGTACACACTCGAAACCATCACGTTGCAATGGCGCTGGCATACGGTTAAGGACGGCATTTTGACAGTCGCTTTTGTTGAGCCGGAAGGGGTCTATGAGATTGTCGGATTTAAGGCGATTGTGAAGAGAGAGAAATCGGCATGACAAATCTTAGAAAACGATACCATCGGAGCAAGGCGCTCAAACTGCAATACCCAAAAGACCTGACACCTGTCTCATATGATGACATTAAAGACGTGCCATTGCCTGATGAGCAACGCCCTGACTTTGCTTGGTTAAGCCGTAAGTATTTAGTGTTGCTGTATGCGGAAAATCACCCTGAAAATGTTTTCAGGGTGTCGGTTTGTAGCACGAAAAAAAATCAAAACGGGTGGCTTGATGGTTTTTCGTGGGATGAATTAAACGAGATTAAACGAGCGATTGGGTTTCATGACTGGTATGCAATCGAAATTTATCCACCTGATGAGAAAATTGTCAACGTGGCAAATTTTCGCCACTTGTGGATTATGGAAAAATCGCTAGGTATTGGATGGAACGCATGAATATCAACAATTGCCCGCATTGCGGCGCGTTCTATACCACACACAACACCTGCCCGCATTGCGGCAAGCCCACAGTCGCGCAAAATGCGGCAACGGCGCGGCGTAAGCATCGGCGCAAGTATCAGACAGCATTAGATGTGAAAACGGCGCTGGATAGGGAATTTCAGTTGTCGCAGAAAGACAAACTGACCTATGACTTCCTCTATTTGATTGACCAGCGCAATCCTGTGTGGTTATCAGAGATGACACCGGAGTTCATTTTTGATGAGCGTCCTACAAAACGCTTGTGGCGTGTCGATTTTGTGATTAAGGATTTACGGATTGCAATCGAACTCGAAGGTGGTGTCTGGACAGGTGGCAGGCATACACGTGGAAGTGGCTTCATTGAGGATTGCGACAAGTACAATGAACTCGCATTACAAGGCTGGCTATTGCTTCGCTTCACCCGTGACCATATCGACAAAGAGGCGGTCAAGGTGATAGGTAAAATCACGCGGGCGATTGAAGTCCGTGAAGAAATAAATAAATTATTGGACGTGGCTTAAAAATATTATTACGAGGGTCAATTAGACCACTTTGGATTTTATGACAGAGAAGGTATGGTGGCAGGTGACAGTCTGCTACCACTCTTACAAGAGGTGAATAAAATGACTGACAAGCACAACACAACCAACACCCGAAACATGATACTGTCCGGCGCGAATAAGCGTCATCAAACATTGAAACCGCGTATCGGCAACGGGCGCGGGAATAATCTGAATAGCGAATACTGCGAGTGCGGAAACATTGCACGTCTGACATGGCGCAATAAGGTTCGTGTCTGTGTGGCGTGCTTCAAGGAATTTATCGAGGCAAAGCAATCATGATATGCCAGTACGAAGGATGCAACAACATCGCCTACTTTAGTGACCGTGACGGGTCGCCAAAGTGTAGCGCTCATGTGGACATGGAACGCGCATCACAAATCTATGCACCGGAGGTTATTAAGCGTACAACCGATATTATTAAAGTCATTCAGGAGCGCCGGGAACGGCTAGAACGAGAAGGCAAATTATGAGAGGTAAACAGAACATCCAGAAGCGCAGACAGTACACCGGGCGCATGAGAAAGCAAGCCTATCGCGCAAATTTACAGGCGCAGGGCGTTCGTGTGGACATGTGGGATAGTCGGGTTAGTATCGCGCCAAAAACGCCGCAAATCGAAAATACGGACGTTCTGCGGATTGACTGGTGGAAAAAGGTAGTCATCCACCGGATTGCAAAGGAGCGTGCGGCATGAATGATTTTGATGAGCAGATTAACAATGCCTTCTACGGTGTAGGGCAAGCGATTACACCCGATGCTATCCGCTTCATGCAGACATTCAATCGCATGGCAAAAGGAACGGTCTATACCTGTGTGACCGCATGGCAAAAAGGCGATAGCATCTACGCTTGTATCAAAAAACCACATGCTGATGGTGGTACAGAAGATGGCATACAGCGCTGCGCTGTTGATAGCGATTATGAGGCTAAGGCGCTATCCATGATTGATTATTACGACAATCCGCCAAAAACATTACGACCAGCACCGGAGAAGTGACCATGAACCTGGCATCAAAAAATGATACACTAGCGCAAAATCAACAAAGTGAAGGATTGCGGATAGTGAGCAAGCAGGAAATCGAATGGATACGAACATCTGAGGCGGCTAAAATATTAGGTGTGAAAACCACGCAAGGCGCTTTACATATTCTACGAGGCGAGGGTAAGGTTAATCCAAAGTGGATTGTTCGACATTGGAACATTGGAACTGATGATATGCCACGATACCTAGTTGCTAAAGAGGATGTTATCGCCCTAGCCGAGCAACGCAAAAGTTAAATTATTGTAACTTGCGCTTGCGTAAACAATGGTGTATGATAGTTGAAAGTGAAGGGGTGTATCTGGTATCGACACCGATTAAGACCTGAGAGGGTAGTCCGAAGCTAGGTTGCAAAGCCTAGCACTCCATTGGCAAATATAACAATAAATGAGGAAAATATGCAAATCAAACGGCAAGGCGACATTCTACTTATCAAACGTGATGCTCTGCCTGATGGCGAGGCAACCGCAATCAAACGCGATAACGGGCGCGTCGTTGTGGCATATGGTGAGGTGACAGGTCACGCCCATGCCACGACACAAGCAAGCGTGGAGCAAGTTGAAATTGATAATATTCGGTGGTTAATTGCGCCGAGTGAATTCGTGATTACACACGAGGAACACGCCCCCATCAGGCTAGATAGCGGCGTGTGGGAAATCTGCTACCAAGCGGAATACACACCCGAAGAAGTTCGGCGCGTGGTGGACTAGAAATGGATAAGATTAACGCGCTCACACTGGAGCAAGAGCAACAAATGGTAGCCTTCCGTGAGCAGTGGCGGGCTATTGGGATGGCAACAGGTGCGGCAAACCGCGCTATTGTTACACCAATAATTGAGAATTTCTATGCCGCTATTGGCAAAGAAAAACCTCATGTTTGGTATTGCCAATCCCCCATCCAGATTCAGCTAATATTAAATCTTCGGGATAATCTTGGGGATAATCTTCGGGATAATCTTGGGGATAATCTTCGGGATAATCTTGGGGATAATCTTGGGGCTAATCTTGGGGCTAATCTTGGGGATAATCTTCGGGATAATCTTCAGGATAATCTTCGGGATAATCTTCGGGATAATCTTCAGGATAATCTTGGGGCTAATCTTCGGGCTAATCTTCGGGCTAATCTTGGGGCTAATCTTCGGGATAATCTTGGGGCTAATCAATTGCGGTATTTCCCCACCTACGTATGGGGGGCACTCGATGCTTATTGGGTGGCTTATTATCTATATCCGCAAAAGTATCTCAAAGCGGATATTTACACACCGTCAGATTTATCACAATTACGCCAATGGGGTAAATTGGCTGAGAATGCTTTCTGGGTCTATCCGTTTGAAAAGGTCTGCTTCGTATCGGATAGACCCTCAATCTTCAATATGGAAAATCAGAACGGACGTTATCAGTTGCATTCAGATAATGCCCCCGCCATCGGTTTTTCGGACGGGTACGAACATTACTACTACAAAGGGGTGCATGTGGAGGAGCAAATAATCATGCAACCCGATACTATCACCGTTGGTCAAATCCAAAACGAACGCAACGCAGAAGTACGGCGCGTGATGCTTGAGCGGTATCGCCTGAGCGAGCAGGTATCCGGCGAGGTATCCGGCGAAGCATTGTTTATCAAAGATGTCGGGATTGAGCCACAAGCCAGTGACGAGTACGGCACGGTGTACCTAAAATCATTCAGTGACGATGAAGCATTGTGCTATGTCAAAGTTACATGCCCAAGTACCGCACGTGTGTATTGGTTGCGCGTTGACCCGTCCGTCTACGACAATCAGGCGAGTATCAATCCACAGGCGGCTGTTGCGAGTACATGGCGACGGCAAGATGGTAGTTTATTTTTCGCAGACTGGCGCGACTATGCACCAGTTGAACAATCATAGGAGTAGGGTAGCCCGAAGCTAGGTTGCAAAGCCTAGCACTCCAATAGCAATCGAATAGTAAGGACGTAATTTTGATAGACCCGAACATGACAATTTATCCGGTAGTAGCACAAAAGCATATTGTATCAGTGTCAAGTGGAGCGCCAAGTGCGTTACTGCTGATGCTTATCAATCTTGCGGATACCTACGGCAAAAATAATGTGGTTGGTCTATTTGCTGATACGAACGCCGAGCATCCTGATAATTATCGTTTCCTGTATGACCTGCAACGCGCAGGATACGATATTGAATTTGTCACGACGGGGAAGTCACCGAACCAACTCCAACTAGAGCAAAATACTATTTTTACAAATTTTCTTGCGCCGTGTACGCGGCAATTAAAATTAGAGCCGATACGCGAATTTGTCCAAACGATGCAACGGTGTGGCTATTTGTGTCATATGCACGTTGGGTTCACGGTGGAGGATGCAAAGCCAACATCGGATAAACCAAACGGACGCATCACAGATACAAAAGCCTCATGGCTTTCCAATGGTGTAATCCCTCATTTTCACCTTGTGGACGAACAGTACAATCGGCAACAGGTGATGAGTGAGCTTAAGCAACGCGGCTTCATTGTGCCGATGAGTTACGCGCTTGGTTTTCCAAACGCGAACTGCCTAGCAGAAGGTGGGTGTGTGAAGGGTGGCAAAGGCTACATGCTGAAAATCCTAACGCACTTCCCCGAATATTACGCTAAACGCGAAGAAACCGAGCGGATTATCCGTATTCGCCAGTACAAAAAACAGCGCGAAAATGGTGTACGGGTAGCAGATATAAAACTGTACAGCTATCTCAAGAGCCAAGTCCACGCGGGCGGGCGCGTCACATTGAAGCAATTTCGATTAGAACACGAAGCGGCACAGCGTGATGATATGCAATTGAAATTATTTACGCTAGATGCTGACGGGGACTTATGCGGGGCGGAGTGTGGGGTATCCAATCCGGGTATCTGGCAACAACCCGCCGCGTAATTAACAAAACGAATAGCTTGATTTTTGAGGCGACTTGTGATAAGCTAGTGGGTAATTCGCATTAAGCGAAAAAGCGCACTTGCAATGCGCTTTAAAAAGTCTCGCGGACGATAACGACACTGTGGTTTTTATGTACCTCTATGCCGTCAACTTGTGCATATGGTACACCCGACACCCGTTATCTGTCAAGGGATTGATTAACATTTGTACATAAATGCACAATTAGATTACAAGGATTTATCCATGTCAGATGAAAACAAGGTTGCAAACGACCAGAAACTTGCTTTAGACCTGCACGAAGTCCGCAATGATGAAACTGTATCGTTTCTCCTCGAGGAGCTAACCACTTCGCCTTTAACACAGCTAAATGTGAATGAACTGGTAGGGCGCATTGTCCAGATTGCGAACCGTCACATCTGGGAGTTTATGCTTGAGGCGTTGCAAGTTCCCGACACCGACCCCGCTACTCAATGGTGTGACCAGTGCAGTAATCAGGATTACGCCGAAATCATAGACGGACATTATTACTGTGCGGATTGTGCAGAGAAATACTATCACAATTTAGACACCGAGCCAGATACCGATGAATGGCGACGCAAGTATGCCATCGACAAAGAACCCGATACCCTTGATAAACACGGGGACTGGATTGTCCGCCCGAGAGGTTCATTGAAAGAATTAGGGCGTTACGGAACTTATGCCTCCGCGCGAAAAGCCGCAAAAAACGCAATCGACACCGAGCCTGCTACGGACGTAACACCCGAACAGGGCAAGCATTCTGTGGTGAAGGTACACGATGAATACGCCGTCGCAACAATTGATAAGCACGGTGATTTCTGCTACCGAGCGCCACCAGTGTACAAATTTCCGTACACAATTCACGAACAGTGGGCAAGGTTGCACGCAACCGAAGCCGAAGCGCAAGCCGAAGCGGATAGGTTGAATGAGGCGGGGGCGTGATGAGTGATTTTATTCCCAACACATTCCAGACACCCAACGCAATTATAGATACACTAATGTTTCTGCTCACAGATAGCGAATTTCGTGTACTTATGTACGCTGTTCGTCACATACTTGGCTGGACTAAAAAAGCCCCAACCCGTCGAGCCTGTATATCCCTATCAACATTTGAAGATGGATTTTCATATGATACTCCTGATGGAGAAATTAGTTATCCCGGTTGTGGGTTACGTGTAGCCCCTATTCGCAAAGCTTTAAAGTCACTCCAAAAATATCGCATTTTGAAAGCGATTGGCAAACCTTCACAGAAAGGGCAAAAATGGGAATTAGCCTTCATGACCGATGATGATGTAGACATTGCAGGTCTTAAATCCCGACAAAAAAATCAACGGGATAAAAATTATAAACGGACGCAAAAAGCACGTGACGCATCTCCCAATAATCAAGAGGGGGTACTGTCCAACAGTTACACCATAGGGGGTACTGTCCAACAGTCAGGGGGGGGTACTGTCCAACAGTCAGGGGGGGGTACTGTCCAACAGTCAGGGGGGGGTACTGTCCAACAGTCAACAACGAAAGACCATAGTAAAGACCATAGTAAAGACCAAAGAACTTTAGCGGTTGCACCGCAGACTACTGGCAATACCGAAGTAGACACTTCGGGTAAAAAGGATAAAGAACCCGACAAGCCGGACATCAAAGCATTAGCCGATGTGATTGAAATTCATCTCGATATGCACAATGGGCGACAATGGAATATTGCCCATATGTTACAGGGAACGGCTAAGAAGGGCGAATATGCAGAATACGGGAAGCACTTTACCGATAACCCGATGAGTGGGGATGAGTTTGTTAAATTCATGGCATATTTTAATCGAGAGTGTGACGGATGCTCACTTGCAAAAGCTGAGACGATAGCTGATTGGGTGGGGAAATTCAGGGCGAACGCACAAAAGCAAGTAGATGATTTCCAGAGACGATTAGCGCATATGCCGAAACCTCTCAATTACGACAGTCTACCGAAGCGTGATGAGGCAAGACCAGCATGAGAAGTACAGCCGATAAAGTTCTATCAGAATTACAGGCGCGTGGATTTAAAAAGCGCGGCACGGAATGGCGGGGAAACCATCCATTCAAACCAGATAGCGACAGCGAGAGTTTTGCGGTCACCATTCGCGATGGTGAACACGGGGCGTACAAATATTGGGCTGGGAACGAGCAGGGCAGTCTATACGACCTTGCGAAGCTATTCGATATTGAGACACCGAACGGCACAGGTATATCTGTATCGGATACCAAAATCAGCTATCAAAGCCTTGATGAGTATGCACAGAAGCACTATGCCCCTGTAGAGGCTTTCACAAAGGCGGGGTGGCAATACGAAACCATCTACAATCGTCCTGCTATAACATGGGAAGTGCGAACAGGTAAGCGGGTTCGGTGGTGTGATACATCTGAGTTTATGTGGCTTGGAGGCGGGTCTAATTGTTGGTACGGATTAGACCGTGCTATCCAGATAGCGTACGAACGGAGTTATCCGATTGTTTTATGCAATGGCGAAGCGAGTACCATCGTTGCCCAACATTACGGCATACCCGCGTTTAGCGGCACGGGTGGGGAAGGTGCAATCTCGGATGAGATGAAAAAGTACCTAGATGATAAGTGGCAAGGACAAGTTATCATCGCCCTCGATTGCGACACAAAGGGTCGTGATGCGGCGCAGGATGTTCACACAATTTTGGGGCGCGGGGCAATTATTGATTTAGGATTATCTGATAAAGGCGACTTGGCAGATTTTTGTGGGTTACACGCCAATTATAACCCGATGAAAGCACTACAGGCACTTGCGAGAACCGAAATGCAAGTGGCAACGGATGACTTGACAAGCCATATCGAATTCATATCAAACCATGCGCTATTAATAGATTTTGGAAAGTTCCTTGAAGAAGACCCGTCGCTATTCGGTAGAACAATTCGTATGCCATTTCATTCGATGCGTGCGGCTGGTGGTTTCGCCAGTATCATGACCACGAAAAAAGTCTGGTTCATTGGCAATATCTCAGGTGGCGGTAAGACCTTGATGAGCGAGACACTATGCGATGAGTATAACCGTTTGGGTTACAACGTGGTGTATATCGGCTCGGAGTGGTCACCTATGGAATTACAAGCCCGGCAGGTGCAACGCGCCTACAAAGGCTTACCATTGCTCACGTACAATGATTATCTTCAAATTGCGAACGGTGTACAGATACCGAGCCACGATATGATTACAAACGCGGCATACGCGGCACGGGCTATTCGTAGCAGACCCGGTAAGACATGGTTTATGAGTATCAAAAATGATGTTGCAATCACCAACCCCGACAAGATGGTCGTATTTCTTGAGGATACATTGAATTCATTGGCACAAACAATCCAGACACTCCGTGCCAACAATGAAAATATTGATGTTGTGGTGATGGATTACTTATCGCTTTACGAGACACGGGGAACAGCCAATAACCTTGAGGAATATAAAGCGGGTGTTTTTAAAGCCTACTGCAATTCACTGGATGTTCTCGGCATTAGCACCGTGCAAGTCAAAAAAGAAGCTGAGGACAGGGTGGTTAATCGGGGCGGGTTTTTGGGGAAACACGATTTATATTGGGTGCGTCCTGATAAGGCGAATTTTATCACAACGATGAATGTGATTTACAAACCGCGTATTGAAGTTGAAAATGGGCTAGACCCCAGTGAAGCTGTAAAGCCATATCTTAATCTGAATGGAGAACCCGAACCCACTCCAAACTTTGGAATGTCTGTTGTAAAAAACAGTGTTGGCTCACCTTATCATCACGCATACTTCCACTTCGATTATGACCACCTGCGCGTAATTGAAGGGTTGCACCCTGACTACGAATATAGCAAAACCTATGGTATCCCGATTAAGAAAATTCAGAGATACGGGTAGTCAGGCGCGGACACGTACCGCAAGCAGGACAAAGACACAGCATAGGAGGCTGGATGATGAAAAAAATATCAGAAGAAAAAATTCAAAATTTGTACGCGATGTTGCAGGGCGACTTGTTAGACAAAGGTGTAACGATTGATACCATGCCAAACCTGACAGCAAGCCAAGCGTTCTCGGTTATCTGGTACTTGCAAGAGCAGATGCGGATTTTGCCCGATTGCTACGAAATGTGTGTTGAATGCCACCGATTGATGAATACAGAAGAGGGGATGTATTCGTCAAACGGAGATGACGAAATCTCACAAGCGCACGAGTTCCCCACAGACGGTCACTATTGCGAGTTCTGTAGTATCAAGTATTACGATGATGATAAGTATAACGCACTGATGGATGATGACACAGCGTAGGGGATTGTCCCTACAATCGACAACGGGCGCATCCGCAAAGAGTACGCCCGTCCAGCCAAGCACAACACAATGAACTTAGCATAAGGAATTTTACCAATGAATGCACAAACCAACAACCGTACACCTATCGAAAAATTATTCGACATCGCCGCGTTTCGCTGTGAGCAAGCGCAATGCCGCCTCGAAGAAACGCATACCGCATGGCAACAAGGTAGGGCAAACGACTATGAATTGTCGGATGCAGACTTCAAGGCGCAGGTGGCACATCGCCTGCTGAACGAAGTGTGGGAAATGTTGCGAAATGAACTCAAATCGTACTAAAACGAAATGACAATATGTTAGCAAATATGGTATAATAATGAAAACAGCGAGGACTAAAAACATGGCATTTAATCCACAAGACCACATGGGAAAACTCAAGGGAAAAGACTATCTCGAAGTCAAATGGCGTATTGTTTGGTTTCGTCAAGAAAACCCCGCCGGACGTATCGACACGGATGTAAAAGCAATCGGTGATAATGCGATTGTTAAAGCGATAGTTTGGAACAATGACGGTGTACAAATCGCCTCTGGTATGGCAACGGTAAGAAGTGCTGACAATGCACGTATGTCATGGGCTGGACGCGACTTTGAAAAAGCTGAAACAGCCGCAATTGGACGGGCTTTAGGGGTGGCAGGATATGGAACGCAATTCACAGGTGATGAGTTGAATGAAGACAATTACCTTGCTGATAGTCCAGTGACCAAAAATCAAACATGGTTAGCCGATGAAAGCCAAGTCGCACACGTTAAATTGAACCTTGCCAACATGATTGACTTGCATGGTGAGGACGTGGTTAACGAAGCGAAGGCACAGTTAGACCCGCGCCAATTCGCCAGCTACGAACCCTACCTTGAGGCGCTCATTGAATTGATTGATACACGCGAAACCGCTTCGCAGATGGCAGACGAAGTGAACGGTGCAATTGCAGAAAACTCTCCAATACCCGACAACGTGACAGACTTCCCAAAAATGGAACAACCCGAAGGCACGAAAACAGCCTACAACCAGACCTATGTTGATATTGCCTTCAATGCGGCTGGCAAGCGGTATTATAAAATCGCAGGCGCATCCATGTTTAGCCGTGAAGCATTCCGGCAACTTGGCTTTCCCGAAACATTTACCGACCTCATGGGCGAAAAAGAAACCGAAGGACGTGTGCAACTGCCAATGGGTATCAAACTACATGTGACGCATATCACGCGCACAACCGAAGACGGGCGCACATGGAAAGAAATCGTACACATTACCCGTGATGATACAGGCGTAACAGTCGATAAGAATGGCGATGTAATCGAAAAAGCGGGCTAACGAAACGGGGGTGTATGCCCACGTTTGATTGGAGTAGATGGAATATGCTAGATGAGAGAGAAATCAAGGAACTGCAAGCCAAAATGGATAGCCTGTATATAATCACACTCGAAAGTGTGATTGAGAACATCGCAAAAATCACAGATAGCGATGAAACACCAGAGGGCAAGATTGCCGTTATCAAGAAAATCACAGACAAATATAAATCAGCATTGATGACTGAGGACTAATCATGGTCTACGACGGTGTAGAACGCGATATTGTGCGAGATTTTATTGGTTCGCTAAATGTACAGCGCAACCAGCACATGCGCTTTAATCCTGAATATTATGGGGTTGGGTATTCCGATGTGTCACTGTATACCGTGTGGATTTCGTATTACGATGTGTGGTGGTTACATTCGCGTGAATACGAAGGATTGCGACACGAAGAGTTTGGAAGCGACGATTTAGACTATGCAATATCACTTGCTTGGTTTTGGTTTAAGGCTCAATTTGGGGATTTATACGAGGAGCAACAATGACATACCACCAAACAACCATCGTAGGTAATATCGGTAGCTTAGACCTACAATACCTGCAAAGCGGTACAGTCGTTTGCCGCATGAGCGTAGCGGTTAACGAATACTGGAATGACCGCGAAACCAACGAGCGACGGGAGCGTGTGACATGGTACAAGGTTTCCATGTGGGGCAAGCAGGGCGGAACCGCGCACAGGTATCTCGCAAAAGGTCGTCAGGTGATGGTCGTTGGTACAGTTGAAGCCAGCGCCTACATGGGACAAGATGGTCAACCGCAAGCCAGCCTTGAGCTACGGGCGCAGGAAGTCAAGTTTCTGCAAGGTGGCAACGGTGCAAACGAGCCAGCCAGTGACCGCCAACCAGACGGTGAAAACATACCATTTTAGTTTTAGGAGCTATTCTGATGACCTGTACAATCTGCGGGTATGCCGCAATCGAAACCATGACTGATGACGAAACGTGTTCCAATTGCGGTTTTCAGTTCCCGAAGCCGAAACGGGCAATCGTGTATCCCCGTATCAAGCGGAGTAAAGAGTGGTACGAGGAAATGCGCGATAGTGCTACTGAGTTAGCATCTGATATGGTTAGGCTTGCGGAGCAGTACCCTGATAGCGAAGCGGTGAAATGGGGTTACCGCTTCTGGAACGAGAAGGCGGAACTATGCGATGAAAGGGTGCATGATGAGTGAAATTATCATAACCAGTGGGGCACGTTACTATTCGATAACTGATGAAACTGCGACCACAAGTAGACAAAAGACTATTGAAGAGATTGCAACAGACTTATTGCTTGCTTATTTCTATCAACGTTTACGCTATATAGAAACCACGAAAACACGAAAGGGCGCATGATGCAGACTGATACCACACATGAAACCATTCGCGCAATCATCCAACGTTGTGCTGATGCGTTTGGCGAACCTGTCTACGGATACCGCATGATTTATTCAGCAAATGGTGATGAGTGGTTGTTTGTGCGTGATAGCGAGGTACTGGCAAGCGGTACACTTGATAGCATCGTACAGCATATCGAGGCGTTGTTTCCACTACTTGAGCAAAGAAGACAAAGCAGAAAGAGACGGGCACACGATGCAGGGTAGACCGTTTGACGCATACCACCGCTATCGTAATCGCTTGGTGGTGATTGAACGCGCGCATTATTGGGCGATTTTGAGACGGTGTATCCGTAAGGTAGCATAGGAGAATACAACATGCAAGACTTGACAAATGGACGTATCAACACAGAGAACCTGACCGCTGACGAGTGGGATACCGTGCTGGATGGTCAATATTTAGGCTATGTTTACGATAACGGCAATCGACTTTTAGTTTTCAAAGTTGAGGCAATAAAAACAGATGATAGATAACAAAACCCCAGAAATGGACGAATTCGGTTTTTATCCCGAATGGGCTACAGCTTGCCCTGAGTGCGGAAGCGAAAGCACTGGTGAGGTTGTGACGTATCCCGAAGGTGGAGGTTGGGACAGTCCAGGCGCAGGTGGTCACGTTGATTGTAAGTGTGAGCAATGCGGCTATGAATGGATGCGCGATTTTGGCGAAAACGATATACCTGATATGGGCCCGATTTAGGAGACGCTATTTCTGGCGTTAAAACAAAGCAGTTGGAGATGTTTTGATGTCGAAGCAACTCTACAAAGGCAAACCTGCTGTCAAAAGGCGTGTCGTCGAACAGCGACAAACCATCTGGCGACGAGGAATTGTTGGATGGGAGTTGACGCTGAACTGTGGTCACATCGTCATTCGTAGCAACAATAAATACAATTATGCCTATTGCGAAGAATGCGGTGCAATCGAGAAGCCAGAAGAATAGGGCTTATTTATTTAGTAATCAGTCACCTTAACGGTTATAGTGATGATGTCGCATATAAGGATGAATGATGGTAAAGAAAATTGAACTAGAATTGAAAATCGACAAAACGCCGTTTGATGACTTCTCAACCGAGATAACAAACATAGGCGAAAAAATTACGTTA